CCAATCATTTTTTCTTTTATATGCAATTTTTGAGCTTCTGTTTTTTTAACCCCAGAGGCTCCATCACCACCATTGGTGTAATTGCACAAATTATTTCTACCGTAAAAAGAAATGCGTTCTTTTTCAATTTCAAACGCTTGTTCTTCAGTTAATTGAACCATCCAAATATGCACTTCATAACCATGTTTTTGAACTATGGAATGCCAATGTTTATTTCTTCCGTTTTTCCACCAAGCGCGTCTTCCTTGGCCTTTTCCAACGTAAAAAACTTTGCCAGTGTCATTGCGTGTGTGAAGGTAAACGTAATATGTTTTCATGTTTTGATTATACGTTATTTCAAAGCTCACCCCACTACCCTCCCATCCCACTCTTTCCGCAGCGCCATGACTTGCGGATCAGCAGCCACGCAGGCGGCAGTGTTAGCCAACAGTTCTTTGCTGCCATACACCCCCTCGCCCGGTTCACCGTTGGCAATGCCCTGCCCGTCGATCTCATAAATAGCAACCCAATCAAGACCCTCAATGCGTTTCCACGGCACCAGATCAGGATGTATAACATGGCTCTCGCAGCCTGTAAGCTGGGCATCTAGCGGCACGATGGCATTCCACCTTTCACAGTGCCAAGTGCTATCGCTCAACGGCGTGATGTGGGCGCAGGTACGGCAGTTGACCTGCTTGGTGGTCTTGCTACCGTGGCAAAAGTCATGGCCTGCACACATACGGCATTCAAACCATGTCGGGTCAGTGCTTATTGGTGGTGGCAGGCGGTCGGTCAGCGCCAGCCTTTGCCCCTTGTCGATTGCCTTTACCGCATGGTCACGGTCATACTCCAGGCGCTCGGTGTAAATGCGGTCGTCGTCCTTGCAGATGGAAACGTACAAGGCGCGTTTCAACTCAGTGCCGTGCATGTAAACTTGCATCTGCGTGTAATGCTGGGGTTTACTCTTTGCCACGCCATTCTTCTCCAAGTCGTTGAAGCTCTTGAGTGAATGGGTTTTGAATTCCAAAACGTGTTCAGTTTTCGGCGCACCGGGTACGCCTTTGCCGATACCGTCCAGGCTCCCGCTAACGTGACTGCCAAAGTTCACCCGGCGCTGGGTGCCTGACACGCTCATGCCAATGGCTCTCAGATCACTAATGATCTGCGCTTCTTCGTTGAATCCACGCCGGAACAGTCGCAGAATGCGGCCTTGGAACTTCTCCACCACTGCCCATCGAAACGACAGCCAGAGCCAGCGTTCGCAGTGGTGGCCCAACGTAGAGCAACCCATGTGAGCGCGGGGCTTCTCAGTCCGAGCCTCGTGGGCTTGATCAATCAGGCTGGTGATGGTAATATCTGGTTCAGGGATTCTCATGGTGTTCCTGTTGGTTGTTGTTGCTATATTGACCCCGCCGTTACAAGCGGGGTCTTTTTTTGCTTACTTCTTAGCCCAAGGTGGCGCAGACTTAGCAGCAGGCATACCAGCAGCCGCAGACGGCCCAACAGGCTTGAACGGGGCTACAGCCGCAGGTGTCACGCCGCCCAAGGCGCGGTAGCCCTTGATCTCGTTGCCTGCGTACTCACCAGTCTTTACGACCAGTTTGATGCCCAGGTTGCCGCCGATCAGTTGGTCGGTGTCCTGCACCTTTGCCAAGCCAATGGCTCGCATGATCTCGCCAAGCTGCTGGCGTCCAATCTCCTCGGCCTTGGTTGAAGCATTTTTTATGTTCAAGTTTCCAAAGATAACCCGGCCTTGGTGGCTGGGCCCAGTGATGGTGTACTTGACAGCAATGTACTTGCCGTCACCAGCCTTGGTGGCCTTGATCTCAGCGCCGGTAATGGTGGAGTTGTACCAGCCCTCGGGCAGAGGTTCAAAGTTGCCGGTGTTGCCAACGGGGAGAGTGTCGAGGGTAAATTCTTCGTCGAGGAAAGCCATGATTATTCCTTAGTGATTGAAAAAGTGGGGCGTCCAGGGGTGGACGTGATAGCACCAAGCAGAGGTTGGGTCACGGCTTCAGCAGCCGCATTCCAAACCTTTACATTGATTTCTGGTTTCCACCTAAAAAGGTTGGAAAGATGTTCGGACAGACCGGCTTCCGCGGCCAGCATCTGGAGTTTGTCGGCGTCAATCTTCTTGTTGATGCGGCCCTCCATCTTAATCTTGTAGCCGTCAACCTGATGGTTAACCGTGCCGTCCAAGTCTTTGGGGAGGCAAAATTCCTCGGCCATCTGGTCTTCCAATTGACGGCGTTCAGCCACCGCAGCGGTTTCTAATTTCTTGGCGTCGAGCCAGCGTTGGTATAAGGTGTTCATTTGGTGTACTCCAATGCTTGCAGTTTGCTGATCTTTTCGTTGATCTGGTGAATTGACTTGTGGAAGGCCGCTTGCGCCTCTTCTTTTGCCGCTTCCAGTGCGGCAATCTTTTGTGCAGTGGGATCGTAGTTTTCAGGTACGTCAAACTCAACATCCTGTTCGCAAACAAAAGTCAAATCTTCAGTGTCAGCGGTGCGAAAACTATAAACTGTCCAATTGCCTGTTTTTTCCCATGAGTACTTTGAAAAGTACACGTACATCCGAATGATCTTTTTCATGCTGCACCGCCAATCTTGTTGATGATCTCGCCAAGGTCTGGCGCTTCCCAGGTTCCCAGCTTGCCTGACCGATCCTTCGCCAGCCACAGGCCATCTGAGTCGCACATCAAGGCGCGTTGAGTACCGCCCTCAGCATCCTTCTCAACTCGCAGCGCCAGCACTTCATCGAAAAAGTAAGGCAATGCCTGCCCGGTCTTGTTGCCGGGCATGGAAGGGCTGTACAGCACCCGGCCCATCTCGTCTTGGGTCTTCTCCAGCTTGGCGGTCATCAGAACGTGACGGCCAGAGATGTCTCGGAAGGCGCGGATGATGTCACTCATCTGTTCCTGCATTGCACCGTATGCCGCCCGTGGGTCTTTGTTGACCTTCTTTTCATGGTTCAGGCAGACTTCGCCGATCTCCGAGATGCTGTCCAGAGCCACTGACTTGTACTCGGATTCAATAACCCAAGCGTAAGCCTCGCGTAAGTCATCCATTGAGGCGATCTCAATGTAAGGCAGGTCTGCGTCCGCAATGGACAGCAAACCCCCCTCGGCAGACAGAACCACGGGATGCGGTAAAGTCTTGATCAGACTGGTCTTGCCAGCCCCGGCTTGCCCGTAAACAAGCAGCTTGACACCATTGGCAATCATGCCTCCGGTGCGTTTCAACGAAATAGCCATTTGGCTCTCCTAGTTTGCGCTTCCGTCTGTAACTCAGTTCGAAGCGTGGCTAGATCATAGCATAGTTCTGTGCTACAGTGTCAACAACTTTATGACGAAAGATGTGAAATAAATGGCAGACCTCTCAAATATTCTCGGTGGCCCTTGGTCGCCGCCCTCTCAAAAGCAGGTAGATGCACCTGACATACAACTCAAAGACGCCATGCTTGGCGCAGGTCTGAAACCACCAGATGTGATCTATCTGGACGGCAAGTTGCACCGCTTCAACAGTGGCACCAAAGGCGAAAAAGGCCACGACAAGCCTGGTTGGTACGTGGTCTTCAGTGATGGCGTACCAGCAGGGCGCTTTGGCTGCTGGCGCTCTGGATTTGAATCTAGTTGGAAAGCAGATATTGGCCGCAGTCTGACGCCGGTGGAGGAAATGGCGCAGTCCCGGCGCTTGGCAGAAGCCAAAACCCAGCGTGATGCGGAAGTAAAAAAGGCGCGTGAGGTAGCGGCCAACACCGTCGATCTCATCTGGTCGCAGGCAGGCGCAGCAAGCGCAGAGCATCCTTACCTACAGCGCAAGGGCATCAAGACGCATGGCGCAAGGATCACGGGTGACGGCAGGCTGATGGTGCCGCTGTACAACTCAGACGGCGAACTCTCCAGCATCCAGTACATTGACCATCAAGGCGGCAAGCTGTATCACCCTGGTGGACAGACTGGCTCGATGTATTGGCTAGTCGGCAGCATGGATGACGCCACCACGCTCTACATTGCCGAGGGCTTTGCTACGGCAGCCACCATAGCGGAGGTGACAGGCCAGCCCTGCGCGGTGGCTTACAGCGCCAGCAACCTGGTGCCGGTCACAGGCATCCTGAAGGAAGGCCACCCGACGCTGGACATTTGCATCGTGGCTGACCATGACGCCAGTGGGGTGGGGCAACGCTACGCCGAACAGGCCAGCGCCAAGTATGGGGTACGCATGACAACACCGCCCGTCCTTGGTGACGCCAACGACTATGTTCAAGCGGGGCATGACTTGGCTCTGCTGTTGAAGCCGCCTGCACCAGTGACGGACTACCTAATCCATGCCGATGGCTTTTCAGCGCAGCCTGCGCCCATATCGTGGCTTGTGAAGCACTGGATACAGGATAAGGCACTGGTGATGGTGCATGGCCCGAGTGGTGGCGGTAAGACTTTCGTAACGCTGGACTGGATGCTGCACATTGCCAGTGGCAAAGCCACTTGGTTTGGTCACAAGGTTAGACCCGGCAATATGGTTTATCTTGCTGGTGAAGGCCATCACGGCCTGCGCTCACGCATTGCAGCCTGGAAGCACCACAACAGCGTCAGCAACCTCAATATGTGGGTCAGCAAGTCGGGCGTAGATCTCAACACTGCCGAGGGCTACCTGAAAGTGGTGGAGGCCATACGGGCGCTCAAGATCAAGCCTGATGTGATTACGGTAGACACCTTGCACCGCTTCATGGCCGGTGATGAGAACAGCGCTCAAGATGCCAAGACTATGCTGGACGCCTGCGCGGCCCTCATGCAAGAGTTTGGCTGCACTGTCATTCTTGTTCACCATACAGGCGTCAGCGAGGAAGCCCAACATCGGGCGCGAGGCTCATCTGCATGGCGTGGAGCCTTGGACATTGAGATCAGCGTCATACCCGCCAAGGGCGACAAGTCCATTGAGATCGTCCAGCGCAAAAGCAAAGACGCCGAGATGGCAGCGCCGGTCTATGTTGACTTGGAATCGGTAGCCATACCTGGCTGGTTTGATGAAGATGGCGAGGCGGTCACTAGTGCAGTGGTAGTGAAGGGTGAAGTGCCTGAGTCCAAGCAAAAGGATAAGTCGCTGGGGTTTGCCGACTTTGAGAAAGCCTGGTGGTCATCAGGTGCTGAAGATCGAGGTGGCGCACCTTATCTCACCAAGTCAGTGATGCGCGAGTACGCGGTTGCCAATGGCATTTCAACCTTTGCCGGGGCGATGGCAGCCGGTTCCCGCCGAAACCTGATCGATGGCAAGAACGCCAGATACATCATCAATCTGTTGGACGCCAAGTTGATTGAAGTCCATGAGAACGGTTGGATTGTGATCGATCCCGGTACAGCATCAGGAATGATGTTGAAGAAAGATTCAACATAACAATTAACTGTGCTAAACTTCTTGACATGAACCGACTAACCCAACTCAAAGCTAAGTTGAGGGCTGCACAGGCCGAACTTGCAATTCGCACCCGGACGCATAACAGTGCGTCACGGGCTTACAACAAGGTGACTGCCCATATCACCGAACTGGAGAAAAAAATTGCTGACCTGGAGAACTTTCCAAAGCAACCTGCCCAACTACACCGAGGCTGACTTGTTGGCTTTGCTGGATGAAGAGAGACTAAAGCACCGTAGAGTGACTATGCTGGAGCGTATCCACCAACGCTACTGCACCATGAGAGCCAATCGGGAACGGTTGGAGATTTTGAAAGAAGGAAAAAAACCATGACTATTACGCAACAACTTAAACGGATTATCAGACGCCTTACACCCGCAGAGATGGCAGCAGCCGAACTGGCTGACGCTGAACTGCACCGGCTGGAAGCGCATAGTGCTATGGAATACGCCAGCAGTGTGGTGTCCTACGAGGACGCCAGGATCAAACGCCTGCGGAAATTCTTGGCCGACGCGGAGAAAGCAGTATGAGCATCTGGCCCTTCCCAACTGAACTACCGCCTAACCGGCCTGTACCGCCAATGCCTTTCAACCCTGCAAATCACGAAGAGAGTCCGCTATGAGTATTTTGGAAGAGATTGCGGTAAACCGCACACCGACTCACATGGTGCGTACCCCGAGCCTAACCTTGAGCCGGGAAGCTCGGCAAAGCATGGGCAAGTACGTCGAGCGCAAGAAGCTGGCTGGCGAAGTTAAGGCACCGGAGAACGACCTGTGGCAGCGCGGCCACTACAAAACGGGTGACGGTGACTACACCGCACAGGTGCCACGGGCTGGGAGCCTTGTGGCGTTCAGCCTGCCGAGCCGGGGGAACCGGACATGACACAACCAGAAGCCTTGCGGTTGGCGGATACGCTTGAAAAACATCTTGGGGGCAATACAGCAACTCAAGCCGCCGCTGAACTGCGCCGACTCCATGAGGTGAATCAGGAACTGCTGGCGGCATTGAAGATGGCCGAGCCTCTGCTTCAAGCAATGCTAAACAACATCGTTAAATATCTTCCGCAGTACGAAAAAATGCCAGCACTAGATCAAGTCCGTGCTGCAATAGCCAAAGGAGAAGCCAAATGACTGACCACAACCAAGACGATGAAGTAGAAGACCTCTACAAACCCGACTGGATTGCACTGTCCATCGCAGTAGCGATCACCACGCTCTCGCTTGCCGCGTTTGCTTTCCTTGTAGGGTACTTGACATGACTGACCTAAGACAAGCCGCGCAGCAGGCGCTGGAGGCGTTGACTTATTGCGAAGCATTGAACCGCGATGTTGAGCAGCAAAAGACGCAAGCCATCACCGCCCTACGCAAAGCACTGGAGCAGCCAGAGCAGGGGCCGGTGGCGTGGCAATACAAGACGGCAGAAGCTGGGATTTTTGTGTCAGACCAACTTCCGCAAGACGTGCAGGTTTGGCAGGATATTGAGTGGAGCATTCCTCTCTACACCACCCCACCCCAGCGCAAGCCGCTGACGATGGATGAGATTGGACAGGCTTGGGCGGTTGCTGACGGCGAGCACAATGCCAGTGCATCCGTAAAGCGCAGGATTACTGGGGCCATCGAAGCCAAACTGAAGGAGCGCAACACATGACTAGAGATACTGAACAAGAAGTAAAGCCTTGCGGGTTTGTAGGCGGGGCTTGCACACACTGTGAGGCCACTGAGCGAGGAGATTGTCAGGGCTGGGTTAGTTCGCCCAAGCGTCCGTGGCAAGGGCTGACGGATGA